CTTTTTTCGACCTCCCAGGGCATTTCTAAACCTTCTACATTCTTCCAATCCGTATCTCTGTAAGGGACACTTAATAATGGTTCAGTCCATGGAATATCTTCTTTTCTCCTCGTCATATTTCCTCTTAAACGCGCTTGGATTTTAGTCGCTGCTTTCTTTTTCTTGGATAAACGACTCCTTGTCGCACGTTGTATTTTACGCGCTGACTTATCTTTTTTAGAACTTTTACTTTTACTCTTACTTTTACTTTTACTTTTACTCTTACTCTTAGAACCCTTTAACTTTTTACTTTTCTTCTTTGTATAGCTGGGAGCAAAATCATCACCAGTTTCCCATGATTGTTGAAAAGAAGATCTTTTTGAACTTTTAGACTTCTTTGGCATAAATATATAATATATGTAATATTATAATGTATAAAAGGAGTAATAAAAGAAGAACGAATCAAAAGAAAAGAAAAACACATCGTAGATCACAACGTCGTAAATCATACTCTAAGAAAACAAAAATAAAAACAGAACCATTACCTTCAGTCCATAATCCTATTTCTCCATGCGTTAAACTATTTAAGAAATACGGTTTAACAAATCAATCAAAAACTGTTCGATGGATTAATAAAAATCATCCAGACCATGCGGTTGCTCGTGGATCTGTTCAGTCTAAAACTTTAATGGATGACTACAAATTCATTACAGGGTGTTTTGCAATGCGCAAACAAATTTATAAAATGATGAAATCGAAAACCAAATCCAAAAAAAAATCAAAATCTAAATCTGTAAAAGCAATTCAATAAAATAAATTATCTCTTCTTTCTTTTTGTTCTCTTTTTCTTTTTACTACGTTTACTACGTTTACTACGTTTACTCTTTCCTCCTTTTGTGATCTGAACTCTTCCAGCTACAAATGCGGATTGTTTATTTAAGATATCTTTAATTTTATTCTTTGCTTGGGTTATCTCTTTAGAATTGTTTGATTTTTCTTCCAATTTAGCAATTGTTTTTTCAAGTTCAATAATTTCGGGAGTTTTCTTTGGTCGTAATGCAAGGGGAGCATATACGAGGTTTAAATAATTACTTTTTTTAATAATATCTTTGATCTTTTTCGGAGATAAATTATCTAATCCTCTTGTATTTATACGCTCACTTAATTGAATACCATCACGAGTTGATAATGAAAATTTTCCCTTAAAACTGTTTTCATATGATGATCCTGGCTTTATTTTTTGAAATATCTTTTTAAGGAAATCATGTATATCACTTTCTTTCTCTCCTTTATATTCACCAGAATCTATCTCAACAACTCCGAAACCTGATACATTGACTTTCACCATATGTGTTCTACTCTTACTTTTACTCTTACTCTTACTCTTACTCTTACTTTTACTTTTACTTTTACTCTGCTTACTTTTACTTTTGCTTTTAGAATCCTTTAACTTCTTACTTCTCTTCTTTGAATACATCGGGGCAAAATCATCACCTGTTTCCCATGCTTGTTTGAAAGTCTTTGACATATATACTATATATTTTATTAAAATTTGATTTAATAGTAATATTTAAATATTACTACTAAATAATAAGATTAAAAAATGACACAATACCGAATCGAATGGAGGCTTCTGAAGTATTCTCGAAGTTCTTCTCATGGTGATTGGCATGATTCAAAGAAATTTTTAGAACAAAATGTTGAGTTTTTAAATAAAGAACATCGGGGTGAAATTCATCATTGGATTGCTACAAGATAACCTTTAAAATCCGGGCATCATGAGTTCAACCTCTGGAGGAGGTAATCGACTTGGTTCCCATCGGGGTTGAGGTTGAGGTCTTTGACTGTGTAAATATTCAGCAGCAGCTAAATCTTCTTGAACCTTTTTGTGATCTTCTTCTACTTTTTTTAACTCCTCCGATTTGAAATACGCAGGATAAATTAATTCTGACTTTGGTCCACTATGTAATGTCCATCCTTGAGCTTTTACAGAGGGTTCTTTTTTGATCTTATTACTTCTGACCCCTACTTTCTTATTCTTTACTTTTTTTGGTGTCTTTGTTCCACCATATATTTTTTTGCTTTTGCTTTTGCTTTTTTTACTACTCCGTTTTACTTTTCTACCTCTACTTTTTTTATTACTCCGTTTTACTTTTCTACCTCTACTTTTTTTATTACTCCGTTGGACCATATATATTAATTGGATATAAAAAATGAACGCAACAAATATTATTTTATATATCTTCTCCATCAATTGATTCGACTTGAATTACATTTCGCCGATTACTACACTCTTCACAACATTTACAGAATCGACAAACGATAAAGGTAAAGATAATACCACCCACAAGGGTAAAGAATACGTATTTTCCTACGGATGGATCAAGAGTCATGTTTTATTAAACAAAAAATATTGAAGAATTCAAATTTTAATTTAAGGAGATAATATGAATGATTAATAAATGGACGTAATGAAACATGAATTGTATGATGCCCTAGTCCAAAAGTATAAATCAGAAATCTTAGCCTATAGAACTACATTAAGGGTTTACTTTGAAAATCTTGTCGCAGTTGGAGAACATCCTACGCATCTTAAGGATATGGATGAACTTATTGAGAAAGCGGCGTGTGCGAATGACAAACTTAAGATGTTACGTCTTATGTATAAAGAGATGTATAGCAAACTTTAGATTTATTTATAATTTCTTTAACAAACACTACCATTTAATAAGATTCTTCTCCCCATTTCTTTGATAAACAGTAACTACATTGTTTGATGTAATTTTATCTGGAAAATCAATCCATTTTAGATTCTCGAGTATATTAAAGAATACTTCTTTAGGGAGTATAGAGAATATTGTATCTTCTTGATTTAAATAACATGATAATTGAATGATAATGTTCTTCATAGGAAGAGGGAATAATGTATGTGTTTTAGAAGACCAATGAGGGTAGTCTAGTTTTGAATATTCTGATAGAGGCTCTCTCCATAACTTATTAATTCTATTTTGCCTTATTGCTTCTTTTATTTGATACATTTTTTTTTCCTTAATGATTTGGTTCATGAAGTAATCATCATCATGAAGTATTCCTTTTATTTCTTTTTCTTTTTTTTTCGGTGGAGCTGAAAGGTTTTTATATTCTTGAATCTCAATAATTAACTTTTCAATTTCTTTTCGTAGGTCTTCTCCACCGACCCTTGCAAATTTAAGACTTTTTTGTCTTAACTTCTTACAACTATTTCTTAATTGATTCTGTGATTCTATCGTGTTTTCATTTGATTCTTCGACCTGAAGTCCATGAAATGGATTCATAATATTATGTATATTTTGATTGTAAAATTAACTATAAATTAAATCAAATTTTAATATTTAAGATGATCCTTATGAATAGAATAATAAATGGAGGACGGTAAATCAGCAAAAGAACTTATCGATCAAGGGATAGGATATACCTACAATGATATTAACCTATTACCACGTCATATTAAATCAGGGACAGAAGATATTTATTTAACTACGAAACTAACTAGGAATATTACGATTAAATCTCCGATAACAAGTAGTCCTATGGATACTGTTACAGAAGCTAAAATGGCAATTGCAATGGCTTTACAAGGGGGTATTGGTTTTATTCATTACAATTGTAGTATTGAGGAACAAGTAGCTATGGTTCAAGAAGTGAAACGGTTTGAGAATGGATTTATTACAGATCCAGTTGTGATCCATCCAGAACAAACCATAAAAGAAATACTTACTTTAAGTGAAAAGTATGGATTTTCAGGATTCCCTGTGACGGTTGATGGTAAATTGGGAAGTCAATTTATTGGGATACTGACGAGGAGGGATATTGAATCCATTGAAAATATGAAAGAAGTAGATACAATCTTAGTGAAAGACAAGATGATTACTGAAGATCTTGTTGTTGGATATAAAGGATGTAGTCTACTTGAAGCAAATAAGTTATTACGAAGCTCAAGGAAAGGAAAATTGCCGATTGTGAATGATAAGAATGAACTCATTGCATTGATGTCACGAAAAGATTTATTAACGAATGAAGAATATCCAAATGCGTCAAAGAACCCTCTTACTAAACAGCTCCTTTGCGGTGCGACTGTAGGGACAAGGGATGAAGATCGTGAAAGATTAAAGGCATTAGTTGATGCAGGGATTGATATTGTGATCTTTGATTCTTCTCAAGGAGATTCCGAATATCAAATCAATATGATTAAATATACAAAAATAATGCATCCATTAATTGATATTATTGGGGGAAATGTTGTAACAATTGAACAGTGTAAGAATCTAATTGAGGCAGGTGTTGATGGAATTCGTGTGGGGATGGGGGTTGGTTCAATCTGTACTACACAGGAGGTCTGTGCTGTTGGAAGAGCCCAAGGGACCGCTGTTTATAAGACGTCGCAATATTGTTCTGAACATGGAATACCCGTTATTGCTGATGGAGGGATAAGTAGTCCTGGTTCAATCTGTAAGGCATTAGCTTTAGGTGCTTCTGTTGTAATGTGTGGGTCAATGTTAGCAGGGACAAATGAATCACCCGGTGAATATTTTTATCGAGATGGTGTGAGAATGAAACGGTATCGAGGTATGGGGTCAAAAGATGCCATTACACAGAGACATGGAAATGCCGTAAGATATTATAATGATTTTAATAAGAATTTACCTGTTGTATCTCAGGGTGTAAGTGGGACTGTCGCAGATAAAGGATCGATTCATCGTTTTATACCTTATCTATTACAAGGATTAAGACATAGTTTACAGAATATAGGATGTTTGACGATTAAAGAATTACATCAGGTTATGAATTTAGGAATTCTAAGGTTTGAAATTCGTTCTCATGCATCTCAATTGGAAGGAGGAGTTCATTCATTAACAAGTGTTGATCGGACGGAGTATTAATTTCCATTTGTTAGAGATAGTATTTCCTTCTTTTTGAAGGATAATATTTTGATTCAAATCTTTACATAATTGATATTGGCAATCATTCTGTTGAATAGTTAAAGAACCATTTGTATAAGTCCATTGAAAGGGTTCATCATTTTCAATATCGTAATCATGTTCCCTTTGAAGAATAATATTTGAACGTGAAGGTATCCAGCCATGATACTTCTTTGTAAGATAGCCATTTGTTTGATAATGTTTTAATGTTCCTTCATCAAGATACCATAATTGAGTTGTATTATTTCGTATAGTTGAACATATTATATGATGTTGATTCAAAGGGTTCCTTGATTCTTCAATATCTAGATATGAATCATCTATCTTCAAATGAAATATATTTTTTGACATGAATGTTTTATTCAATTAAAATAGATTATTATAAAAATTATAGAACTGGTAAGAATTAATGTGTTTGAAATGATAGGTTTGTTTTTTTAAAAATAATATATGTCATTGTATCAATTATAAGATACTGATGGCACAGCCAAATGAAATTAGTTTTTCAAGTATAAGGACTGCTTATAACAATGTAAATTCTCCATTAGACCTTCCCCAGAACTATGGTCTTAGTAGTCTTCGCGGTGTTAAATATGAAATAGAAGGTTCTATTAGTGTTCCTGAAGGGCAAGTCCAATATACTTCTCCAGGGACATATAGTTGGGTTTGTCCCGAAAATATAACATCTGTTTCTGTTGTATGTGTCGGAGGTGGTGGTGGGGGTATGTATTATAACACATCGACGTCGTGGTATCAATTCGCTATGAATGGGGGTGGTGGTGGTGGATTAGGATGGAAAAATAATATAAGTGTTATACCCGGGAATTCTTATACAGTCGTTGTGGGGGCTAGAGGTCTATCGGGGGCGTATTCATCCGGATCTACTGCTGGGGGACAAACCTATTTTATAAGTGCTGCTACTGTATCCGGTAATGGAGGAGCTCCTGGACGATATGCGTCCAGCGTTGCAGGTGGGACATATACTGGTGATGGTGGAGGTAATGGTGGTGGAAATGTTTATGTAAGTAGTTGGAGTGGGCCTACTGGTGGAGGAGGTGCGGGCGGATATTCAGGAAACGGTGGGCCCGGAGTACATTCTGGCACGGCGAATATTCCAGCCGCCGGGTCCGGGGCCGGAGCAGGTGGAGCACAAGTTATTAGCAATAAGTTATCTGCTGGTGGAGGGGGTGTAGGCTTAAAAGGAAATACTGGAACAGCAACTTCAAACAGTGGTGGGGGATCAGGTGGGGGGTGGGGGGGGACTTCATCGGCGTCACAGGGGACTATTGGAGGGCTCTATGGAGGTGGTGGTG